CCTGCTCCTGGTATTCTTACTTTTACTCCTCTAATACGATATTTTCTTGTAGGAATACGATTAAACTGTTTACTATCTAAACGAAGAGCAACATAAGCACTGTTGGCATAAGTAGAACTGTTATCTATAACTTCTTGAAGGCTGGTAAATTGAAAAGCATTTACTCTTGCTGCATCTGTACTATCTGCTGTAACTCGAACTACTCTTACATCGACAGGAAAAGCACCAGTGATATTTATTCTATGATCTCTGGCATAAGCATCTGCTGTTCTACCACTAACAGATGTACTGACAACATCTGTAAATCCACCAGAATTATATTGAACCTGTATTTTATATTCGACAGTATCTCCTCGAATATCTCCATCATCTTCAGCTACCTGTATCTGAGGCCAAGTTAAAGTAACAATAATTGCATCTACATCTGTGTTAGTAACTTGCCTAGTAACAGGAGCAGATGTGGTTACCTCAACTCCAACAGCAGTGGGTGATCTGCTCTCGGCAGGAATACCACTCATCGCAGTTTGGTTTGACGTTCCAAACTTAGATTTAAAAGTTACATCTTGAAAATTAAAATCAGTATCAGCAGGACTAGCACTTGTAGCTGTTGAATTTAATATCGGAGTGTCATTAAGAAAAACATCTTTTAAACTTGCATTGTCGTATGCAGTTGTTCCTTTTGTAAGACCCTCTTTCGATGCACTAGCAAAACCTTCTATCTCACCTTCAGATATTAAATCTTGTACAGTAGCAAAACTTCTACTATGTAAAGTATCAGGAGCACGATAAGGAGGTGGGGGTGGTTTTGGTGGGCCTCCAGATCC